TGGCTAACACAACAGGTATTGTAGTAGCTGTAGGAGATCAATGTTTTGCTGATGAACCCGCACCTTGGTGTAAGGTTGGGGATAAGATAATCTTTGCTAAATACGCAGGACTGTTGTATTTGGGCAAAGACGGGAATCAATACCGTATGATCAATGACAAAGACGTAACTGGCACTTTAGATGCCGATGTAGACTTAGTAGATCCCTACTTGGCTAAAACTTAAGTTGACATATAATTAAAAACAGGAGTAAGATATGAGTGAAGAAACAGGAAGCGATGTTACTAGTAACACAGGACCAGCACCTGAGATACTGCAAGAAGCAATGTCACAAGGTTGGGTTCCTAAAGAGAAGTATCGTGGTAACGAAGCTGATTGGGTAGATGCAGATGTGTTTGTAAAGAGAGGTCGTGAGATACTCCCTATTCTCAGAAAGAACAATGAGAACTTAATTAAAGAAGTACAAAACACTAAACAGCAACTACAAGAGTTTAAGCAAGCTGCTGAAGAGTTTAAAAAGTTTCAAAAAGAAGCTTACGAACGTAAGGCACAGGATTACGAGAGACGTATCCAAGAAATTAAAGAAAGCCGTGCTCAAGCAATTAGTGACGGGGATGGACAGAAAGTCAATGCTCTAGATGATGCACTTGACCAAGCTAAAGAAGAACTTAACGAAGCTAAACAAGCCGTTAAAGATGCTGACAAAGCACCTACTCCTGCTGCTACTCAAACTACGTTTGAACCAGCATTACAAGCCTGGATGGATAACAACTCTTGGTTTGGACAGGATAAGCGCATGACAAGTATTGCTAACGCTATTGGTGAGAGTCTTCGGTTAGAGTCTCCTTTACTTAAAGGCCAAGAGTTTCTAGATAAACTTGACGAAGTGTTAGCAGAAGAGTTTCCCAACAAGTTTAATAAATCAGGTAAACAAGCTCCAACAAACAGAGTAGAGTCAGGATCAGGTCGCCAAAGTCGTAGTGGCAGTAATGCCCAGTCTTATGACAATCTACCTCCTGAAGCTAAAGCTGCATGTGATCGGTTTGTTAAGCAAAAGCTTATGACCCGTGAACAATACGTTGCAGACTTTGACTGGAATTAATTTATCAACTAAACTAAAAGGAAATTATTATGCCAAGAGCACTAAATGAGTTTGAAAAAAGAGATCGTCTTATTGAGAAAATGGCAGAGAGGAAGGCAGCAGAGAATGCTCCTACTCCTAGCGTAGACGGTACAACTCGTAAAAGACGTAACACTTTTAATGGCACAGAAGCCAAGTTAAGTGTTAAGAACCAGATCCCTGGGTATCACCTACACGTATTTACCGATACTGGAGGTCGTATCCAAGATGCTATAGATAGCGGTTATGAATTTGTTACCCCTGCTGAAGTGGGTGGCGTGAGTGAGAATGTGGTTAGTCGTAATGGCGACCTAGGAGAAAGGATTAGGTATCTTGTAAACCCCCGTGCCGAAGGTTCGGAGCAATACGGATACTTGATGAAGATTCGGCAAGAATGGCATGAGGAAGATCAAGCCGAGCTTCAAGCAAAAAATAATCGTATTGACAATGCTATCCGCAAGGGTAAGATTACTGGAGACAATCCAGCTTTCTATACTCCTAGGGAAGGTATTAAACTTAATTAAACTTAAAGGAGTCTTAAATGGCTAACATTTCTCGCCCTCGTGGTCTGTCACCAGTTGGAACAATCAACGGTGCGGCCTTCAACGAGCAAGGCCAGTTGTTTGCAATCGCTAACGATTCTTCTAACACATACGCTATTGGCGATGTGGTAAAGATCGCTACTGGTTCTGATGCAAGTGGTATTGCTTATGTAACTAAAATGACCGCTGATACTGATTTACCTTTGGGTGTCATTGTTGGTGTTCGTCCTGCTGATCCTGGTGTTAGCCTTCAAGGTGTTAACATTGATCTGTCTAAGTTGTACATTTCCAAGAGTTCTGGTACACGTTATGTATATGTCACTACTGATCCAGCTATCATTTATGAAGCTGAAGCAGATACATATGCACTAGCTGACGTATTCAAGAACGTTGGTGGTAACTGGACTGCTGACCAGACATCTACTTTGTCACAATCTTCTCCCCAGTCTAGCTTGACTGTTAAGGCTTCTACCGTTGTTGCTCAAGGCACTAGCGGATCATTAGGCTTACCATTCACAGTGATTGGTCTTGCTCAACGTCAAGATAATGCCGCAGGAACTGCTGCTAAAGTAAACCTTATCTTGAACAAGCAACAATACAAGCAAGCCCAAGGCACTGCTTAATTTAATTAATTAAAGGAGAAATAACATGGCAGGTGTAATTACAACAGGAACCCACCCAAAGGCTTTATGGCCTGGTATTAAAGCTTGGTGGGGACAAACATATGACGAGCATCCTGAAGAGTACATTGATTTGTTTGACAAAGACACATCAAATCAAAACTACGAAGAAGATGTTCAATTGACTGGCTTCGGTCTTGTTCCTGTAAAAGAACAAGGCATGGGCACTCAGTACGATTCTGAAATCCAAGGCTTCGTTACTCGTTATACACACGTTGCATACGCAATGGGTTATATCGTAACTAAAGAAGAAATGGATGACAACTTGTACGAGCAAGTCTCTAAGAAACGTGCTGCTGCACTCGCAATGTCTTTCCGTCAAACAAAAGAAAACGTTGCAGCTAACGTATACAACCGTGCATTTAACGGTACATATTTAGGTGGTGATAGCGTATCTTTATGCGCTACTAACCATCCAAATACTACTGGTGGTACATGGGCTAACAAGCCAACAGTTGACGTTGACTTATCAGAAGCAGCTTTAGAAGATGCAATGATTGCAATCATGGGTCTACAAAACGACCGTGGTTTGTTAATTTCTATTCAACCAAACAGTTTACATATTCCACGCCAAGAAGTGTTTAATGCCCAGCGTATTCTTCACTCTAGCTACCAAACAGGTAATGCCAACAATGACATCAACGTCATTAAGTCTGGTAACTACCTACCTGGTGGATTTAAAGTAAACCACTACTTCACAAGCCCACATGCTTGGTTTATCCGTAACACTATTCCTGGTGGCACTGGTATGAAGTATTATGAGCGTCATGCAATCACATTTGATCAAGACAATGACTTCGATACAATGAATGCTAAAGCTAAAGGCTACGAGCGTTATTCATTCGGATGGTCTGATCCTCGTGCTGTATGGGGTTCTAACGGTCCTTAATTGTTATTAGTAACATTGACCCCCCTTAATTGGGGGGTTTCTTTTATCTTAATTATTGGAGTACAAAATGTCATACGAAATGCAAAAGTTAAAAGGCAAGCGTCCTGAGCCAAAAATGGGCAAACAAGCTGGAGAGGGTAAAAGAATGGAAGCTGCTAAAAAGATGGCTTCTACAATGAAACCCGCAGCTAAGAAAAAAGTAATGCGTAAGAAGATGTAATTTAGAGTAGAATTAAATCTCCGATGACGCTCTTAACTGAGCGTTGTTAAAACAACGTCAAAGGAACTAACATGTCAAATCCAACCAGACTCTATAGTGGTCTATCCACTGCATACCCTAACGAGACTTTGTACTCGTTTCCCTTCCCAGATCCATTCCACACAGGTAGTACACAAACTCTTGGTAGCTCTACATATACAAATGATTTCAACACACTCATTGGTACAGACTACACAGTAACAGGTACTAGCTCTACATTTGCTCTTACTGCTGGTGTTGGTGGTTTAGCTATCCTTACACCAGGTGGTACAACTACAGCATCTTCTGCTTACAAGAACGGTCAGTTCTTTCAGATAGCTTCTGGTAATCGTTTCTGGTATACCACTCGTATTCAAGCTTCTGCTGTAGCAGGTAACGTATCTTTCTATGCAGGTTTACAAGCTGGTTCAGCTACTACTGATGGACTTTGGTTTATTAAACCTGCTTCATCTACTTCTGTTAACTTGGTATCAGTAGTTGGTAGTACATCTACTACTATTGCTTCTGCTGTAGGTACAGTAGCAGCAGCTACTTGGATTGAATACGGTTTGTACTACAACGGTACAGATTTAATTGTTTACGTTAACAACGTACCAGTTAGTCGTATTTTAAGTCCTACTGTAGGTTCTTCTGGAACTACATTAACAAATGCTAACTTAGGACCAGTATTTCAAATTACTCCTACAGCAACTGATACATTAACTGTTGACTTTGTTTTAGCTTGCCAAGAAGTTAACCGTTAATCAAGGAGTAGTCTATGGCTAACTCAGTAACATTTCAAACCCTTGAAGAGGGACCACGTAATATTATTGTTAAGGTAGCAGGAGTACTCGATACTTCTGATTACGCTCTTAATACTTTTATTAGTGCTGCTTCTAGCAATCAAGGTGGATTAGGTCCAGTACCTACTCAAATCCGTATAGACCATATTGATTACTCTATTAGTGATCAATTAGAAGTCCAATTGTGGTGGGATGCCACTACTGACGTTATTATCATGCCTCTAGCAGGTCGTGGTCGTATGTCCTTTTGGAACTTTGGTGGTCTAGTAAACAATTCAGGAGCAGGTAAAACTGGTGACATCTTAATTAAGACAACAGGTTGGACATCTGGCGTACAGGTATTCTCTGTAATTCTTGAGTGTGTCAAACAGGGTTCAAATCTTTAAGAGGGTACATAATGGATTATCAAAATCTATTGAATATCTTCTTGGTATTTGTATCTGCCGTAACTGGTTGGTTTGCTCGTGAAATGTGGTCTGCTGTTAAGGATCTTAAAACTGAT